TCTGCTCGCGCAGCATCGTCACCACTGGGTCGGTCTCGTCTTTGAAGTCGGTGAACGATTTGGCCAGCAGCCTGATGTTCATGACCGTTTTGTCGGCCTCGAAAGACGTTGCGTTGAGAAGTTGCGTGAAGTCGTCGAGCTCCGGCCCCATCGACTCGTAGGTGCGCTGGACTTCGCGGAACCGCTCGGCAGTCTGCTGGTTGATCTCATCCATGCTCGGCGCGCCGATGGAGAAGCCCGAGCCGAGGATTGACGCTGCGTCGAAGCCCGGCGACATGAACCCGCCCTGGTACTGCGATGCAGCCGACAGGTCAAGCCTCCCGCCTCCGCCAATCCCTGTGCTGCCGCCGGTCCCGCCGCCGAAGCCGCGTTTCCGCCGTGCCTCGTCAGCGGCAGCTTGTGCGCGTGTTTGAGGACTTAGTACAACGGGGATAACAACAGGGTTCGATTCGATCTCGGCCTTGAGGGTGTCGTACTCGTTCTTCAGTTCGCGCCACATCTCGATCATCGCCTCGCGCTCGTCGCTTCCCCATGGGAATAGCTTGGCGATCTCGTCGATGTGGTCCATCTGCTCTTGCAGAGCGCGGAGCTGCTTTTCCTCCGACGAGAGCCGACTGTCGGCAAGCGCGTTGATGTAGGCCATCGCGTCGGCTTGCTTTGCTTGGAGCTCGCGCCGCTCGGCAAGCTGCTCGGTGAAGTACTCCTCGTAGTCTGCCCTGCGCCGCGCCTCCTCGGCATCGGCTTCCATTGCCGATTGTGCAGCTTTCCAGAATGGCAGTTGCTCGACTTGTTCCTGCGTGATTGCCTTCTGGTCGATGAGGACTTGCGCAACGAGATCCTTCGCAATTTTCCACTTGTCGGCAATTCGCGATATGGCCTGGTTGAGATCCCGAGTCTCGAACATCGCCATCTCAAAGTCTTCAAAGAACAGAGAGCCGAAGTTTCTGTTCACGCCCCGTACCGCAGATGCCCTATCCTCGGGCGCGACAGAGCCGGTCAAGATGAGGTCGCGTGCGAGCTGCGCTTCCTTCTTGGCGTTGGCTATTTTCTGGATGAACTCCGTCATCCCGACAACGGCACTTTTCAGCGCGGGGATCAACCCCTGCACCATGTCGGCCATCAGGAGGTTGACGTTGTCCTTGAGTGTCGACACTGCACCGGCAAGCGTTTCCGACTGCTTCTCAAGCATCCCGGCGAACTGCCCCTCGCCACGTGTGAGCGATTGCAGCGCCTGGTTCACCTCCTCGAAGCCGACCTTTCCAGCGGTCACGTACTCGAATAGCTCTTCCTTCGATAGCTCAAGCTGTTCCTGGAGTGCGGCCATGATCGGCACGCCTGCCTCAGTGAACATGTTGAGTTCTTCAAGTGTCGCGCGCCCCTTGGCCTGGAGCTTGCCGTATGCGTTGGTGAGTCTGTCGAGCGTCGCGCTGTTGCCCTGCGCCGCGTTGCCGAGGTCGCGCATGACATCGACCACCTCGTCGGCCGAGGTGCCGAATGCAAGGAGTCGCTGCGCCGCTGAGGTGAGGTCGGGAAGCTGGAACGGCGTAGATGCGGAGAAGTCCTTGATCTCGTCGAAGAGCTTAGTCGCCTTGTCAGCTGAACCGAGGAGCGTCTCGAACGCGACCTGTTGCTTCTCGAGCGCCGCCGCGAACTCGATTGACTTCTTCGCTGCCGCCCCGAGCGTCCCGGCGATGACCGCAGGACCGGCGTAGCGCAGAAGGGCTGCGCCCATCTTCTTGATGTTCGCATCGAACCCGCCCGCGGCCTGTTGAGCCAGGTTCAGGTTCCTAACGGCGCTGTCGACCTCTGCCCGGACTACTATTTTCAGCTCTTCGGCGATCATGCTCGGCTGCCTCCCATTCGGACGATAGACGGTTGAACAGCCGTATCACGTCCCACACCTGCCCCGGCTGATCCAAGAATCCGCCCGCAAACGGCATCATTTCCGTCTGCTTGACCCCGGTCCACATGTCCAGGCACTCGGCGAACTCCTCACTCTTATAGTCCGGTATGCTGTTCCGCCGAACCTCATAGCCGGATATTATCTCGACGCGACGGTCAGGCATCCTCCGCCACGTCGAGTCTGGCGTTCGGAAGTAGCCTTTGAGCCAGCACCCAAAGGCCACCGCTAGTTTTTTGGGTCGACGACCGCCGATGCGCCAAGAAGATACCCTTCGTACATGGCGACGAGATCCGAGAACGGGCTTGCGTACAGCTCTTGGATAGTGCTGACGCGGAACTCGCTCCCGTCCTCGTCGTACTCGCCGGTGAGGTTCTCGATCTTGGATGTGACCTTCATGGCAATACCCTTGCCATCCTGCACGTACTCCATCTCGGTGCCCTGGTCGTCTTGCCCGGTCTTTAGCTTGATGGGCCTGGTGTAGATGTATTGCTTCCGTTCGGCGGCCGACAGGAAGCGATGGTGGAAGCGGATCTGCTCGTCCTCTGGCGCATCCATGTTGCCGTTCCAGTCGGGGATCCACACATCCGTTTTCCTCATTTTGACCTTCATACAATCCTCCTCCTATATCCTATGAGGTGCTGGTATCCGAACTCCAGTACAGCGGTCCGTCTGCCTGCGCCCAGTTGAGCGTCGCCTGCTGGAGATCCCCCGCCGTCTGGTCCTTGGTCACGCCGGTAAATACCACGTTGCCGAAGAACATCGACACGCTCGACTCCTTGAGTCTGAGCTGTACCGCCGCGGCAGTTGAGCCGTTGGTGAACATCATGATGATGTCCTCGTGCGCCGCGGTCGCGCTGGTCGCTCCGTCGAACTTGAACGGCCCGGTGATGGTCCCAGTCCAGTCGACCCACTTGGTGTAGTCGCGGTGCGGCCCTCCGCTCCCGATGCCACCGGTCATCGCCACACCCGGGGTGACGTTTGCGGTCCACGAATTGACATCGTTGAACGTCTTGCTGCCAGCTACGACAGCACCGTCAACTCCGTAAAGAAATCCCTCAGCCATTATCGGCCTCCTCTTCGATCCTTGTCTCGGTGTCTATCTTCTCGAAGCTGTCTTCGCTGACAAGCTTCTGCCTTCTCATGAAAATATGGCACGTCTCGCAGACTGCCACACGGCTCGTGCCCACAAGCGTCTTACCGCACTGAGGGCAGCTAAACGCGTTCATACCGTACCTCCGCGTCTACCACGAACTGATAGACGTTATCGTAATTGGGATCTTTCAGCGCCGTCGGCCCGGTGCATCGGATGTAGTCGATAGCCAAGTCGTCTGATGTCCCGTAGTAGTGATTGAGCGCCTCAAGCAGCGCCTCAGCCAGTTGGTAACCGTTCTCCTTGTGGTCGGCAAACACGGAAAACTGGACGCGCGGTTGCGCGTGCTTTTGCCCGATCCCGCGCGACTCAGCCGGGTCGGCAATAATCGAGTACACGATGTACGGCATCGTCGGCAGGTCATCCGGCGCGGCGAGCCAGTACAGTCGCGCGCTCGAGCCGGTGCCAATGTAGTCGGTCACTGCCGTAGTGCCACGGACAAGTGTGCGCAACGCCTCTGCTATGCTGTCAGCGGCCACGGCTTATCGCCTCCCGCATGGTATCGCGGACTATCTTCTGGACATCACGCGCCCGATTGATGAGCGCCGGCACGAGGTACGGCTTCTTCGCGCCGCGCGTGCGCACGGTCCCGTACTCGACGTGCTGCGCGTACTCAACGTTCGTGCCAACGTACAGCGTGTATCGGTCGCTCGGCGCACTCACCTCGTCCATCGGGCCGGCTGGCGACCTCGCGTAGCTGCGCTTCCCACGCACGGCGTAGGTAATCGACCCCTTCAGGCGTCCTGTCTTCAGTGGCGCCCTCGTCACCGCCTCGCCCTCAATCACGATGCCCGCCGTCTCAAGCCCTTGCAGAATCGCGTGCTCAAGCGCCTTGTCGTACCGCTTGCCTTCCATGCTGTTCGATACACTAAAGCCCAACATCAGCGCACGTCCTTCTTGAGATACACGAGCTTGTGGTGCCCCATGTTGAGCGTGTCCTTAACGAAGACCACGTTCATCGTGGACCCCGACCACACGACGCGGTTCTGCTCGTCGATCGACACCGTGGAACTCATGAACGCCTTGTAGTCAGCGTACGGCTCGTTACGGCCACCTGCGAAAAGCTCACGCCCCGATGCCGGGTTGACCGCAGCCGATACCGTCGAGCATGATTCGCTGCGCACCGCCGTCGAGAAGTCATCAGGCTCGGTGACGGTCACTACCTTGATTGTCTCGGTGTAGAACCGCTCGATGCTCATCGGAACCACCGCTTCCACCATCTTGGCTTTCTCATCAGTCTGCCACCTTCACGCCGCTTGCCGGCGCATGCTCGTACCAGTCGGCGCGAAACGAGACGTTGTTGCCCGTCGAGTTAGACGCGACCACTCCAAGGTACACAGCATTCGGCTTGAGGAGGATCTCGTCATCGCGATTTGCGCGCCCTGGGGTCACGTTTCCGGTCTTGCTCCCGACCGTGCCGATGAGCCAGTCGTGGAGCTTCGCGCCTACGCCGGTTGATGTAGTGACGCCGGAGACGAACGCCATGCTCGAGCTTTTTGTCGACGACCTATCGCTGTTCAGCGCGCTTATCGCAGACCCGCCCGCCATCCCGCCGACAGCATCCTCATAGAGCAGGATCTCAGACTCACCGCTGACCGAGATGTCCCACCGGAAGTGACACCGCTTCGCGCTGTTGGGAGTGGTGAACTTGACCACAAGCTGCTCGGTGTCGCTGAGTGACTGGCTACCCTCGACGTAGTAGTGACTACCCTCGTGTATCTCGTGGTGTGAGTAGTCGACCACCGACAGCGCCTTGGTAACCCCGTCCCGCGCGTTCTGTAGCACGTTGGCAATCGCGAACTGGCTCATCAGTGTGTCCTCACCGACCGGTAGTTCGCATCGAGCATCGACAACAGTTGTGCAGGGTACGCCCTCCCGTTGACGTAGGTCACCGAATAGTCGTCTATGCGTTCTGACGCCGCTCCGTTGGGCTTGTTGTTGTCGATCTGATACCAGATCATCTTCGCAGCGATCGGCTTCAGCGCCGACGGCCACACCACCCGGCTGATGCGGATCGTGCCGACGGTGTTGTACGCCTGGTCCTGGTCCTGCGTGACAAACTCGCCGGTGGTGGTCATTGTCAGCACCGCGCTTGTCTGCCCCGCCAGCGTGTACAGCCCCCAGTTTGACCCGCCCTGCACCGCGATGTCCATGCCTACGGCGAACCCTGCGGTTGAAAAGTCCTGGTTGTCGTCGGTGACGTAGTCAGCCTGCGTGGTTCCGGTCGCGGTGTTGCCGCGCGTGAAGGCGAGGCCGCTTGAGTGCTCAACGAAGATCGCCGGGTCAGTGAAGTACGTATTGCAGTAGGCGCAGATGTCGTCTTGCACGATCGGGATGTAGTAGTCTATGAGCGTGTCGTACGTGTGCGATGTCTCACGCAGGAACGTCTTGACCTCAGCGACCGTCACCAGCGCCATTACAGGAGCACCTTGCCGAATGCTATCACCGCGTGGTCGGTGGTCTGCGATGAGAGCTTGAACGCTGTGATCTTGTTACACCGGATCTTTGCGCCCTGCAACCAGCTCGTGCCCGAGGTAATTTTGCTTGAGTTGATTAGCCCCGGTGCGGTGATCGCGGCAAATACGGCCCTGCTCGAAACGACTTCAATCTCCGTCCACCCCTGCGCGGCGAACTGCGTGTAGTCGCTTGACTGCACGACGTCCGTCGATCCGGTTGACGGGCCGATGAGGATCGCGTCGACGGTCCCTGATATCTGCTTGTACCCGGCCCTGTCGCCTCCATCCATGCTATGTCTCCTTGTTTTTCTCCGCCTCGATCGCCTCGAGCGATAGCTCCCCGCGCTGTGCAAGGCGAAGCATGTACTCGATTTCGTTGACCGCGCCGATCTGCTCGTGCAGTGTGAGCTCGGCCTTGTGCACCTCTTCCTCGCGGACCTTGCCGCCGGCGCGCAACCCATCGAGGCGCTGCCTGAGCTTCCAGATCAGCGGATTGTATTTCTCGTATCCGTACAGGAACGGCGCGGCAAGGATGGCACCGCCCGAGATGTAGATGTCCATCCCGGCGTCCTCCATCCGACCGAGCCAGTATTCGCAACACGGTCGCTGCTCGGCGTACTCCTCCCTGATGTCCTCCATGTGCACGCCGAACATCGCAAGATGCCACGGCTTGCCGGTCAGCTTGAACGAGTGGTATGCGAGCGCCAGCATGTAGGTGATCGAGGTCCGGTGGTACTTGCGGTAGCTGGAGAGGATCGTCTCCGACGGGAACGCCTCGCTTCGCGGGATCTCCTCGTAGTGCTGCTGCATCACCAGGCGCCCGCCGTTCCATGCGTTCAAACGCTTGGTCACGTTCGGGTCCGACCAGTAGTCGCGGGTGTGAAGCTCAAATAGGATCTCTGCTCGCTTGAACGCCGGAAAGGTTGCGCACTGCGCAACGCCCCAGATCTCGTAGTCCTCATCGTCCCACGGCGCTGCTGCCATCGTAGGGGCCGTGCCAAGGATGGCAAGCTGCCCCTTGGTGCAGTAGATCTGCTTTTCGCCGTTGACTTCTTCTGGAGGAGCGGCTGGTTCCATGATTTTCTCGTCGCTCATAGCTCGCCCCTCTGCGCCTTGCGCAACCAGTACTCAGCCTCGAACAGCGCGCCCTCGTTCTTCGCCCGCTGGACCTTCCATTTTTCCAGCTCGTCGTCGCACTGTTTGATGCCGTGCCGGATGCCGAACGCCCGCTGCTGGATCTCCCAGCACGCCGGGTCGTACTCCTCATAACCGTATATGCCATTTGCCGCGAGGATCGCGCCACCTGGGGCTACTTCGACCTCACAGCCGGCACCCTCAAGGCGCCCGAGCCAATACTCGCAGCATGGCCTCTGTTCTCGGTACTCCTCATCACTTGACATATGCACGCCGTACAGCTCTACGGTGCCCGGATGCCCGAGCGTGTCGTATGAGTGGAACGCAAGGGCGATCATGTAGGCGATGGACGAGGTGAAGTACCGCCGATGCTTTGACACCTCATCGATGGGGTACGCTACCGATGCCGGGATGTCATCCACATGTTTGTGCATGTAGATCGGGATCGTCGTCTCGGCGAGGCGCTTCTTGACGTTCGCGTCCTGTTCCCAGTAGCCGGACGGGTGAAGCTCGAAGAGCGCGTCCAATCGCGCTACGTCAGGATAGGTGGCAGCGACGGCCACCGCCCATATCTCGTAATCAGGGTCGTTGTACGGGGCCATGCCTCGGGTCGGGTCTGCCGTCCCGAGGATGACCAGCTTGTCTTTCTGGCAGTATGCATTCATCAAATCAGATCTCCCATAGTGAAAGTGGGGCGGCGCGAGGCCGCCCCGTCGATATCGCTACGGTATCAGGATACCGGCGATCCAGTGCGTGTCCGATGAGTGGGACGCAGCGCCCGCGGTCTGAACGCCGCGGCACACGTTGATGTACCCATCCGAGTCTTTGAACCGCGCCGTCTCAAACGGCCCGATGACCGACAGTCCTAAAACCTCAGTATCGGCAGCAACGGTCGTGCGGAACTTCGACTTGACGTTTCCGTCAGCGCACGCGGTGGTCTTGATGTTCACACGACCAATCTTGTACGCCGAGTACGGGTACGCCATGCTGGTGTGCGAGGACCGCGAGTCCGACGTGCCAACCCAGAACGAGTTGGCGAGCGTCGAGTTGTGGGCGACGAGTATGATCATCTTCCCACCGTCGACCCCGTCCATGTCGAAGGCAATATTGTTCGCCCCCGATGCAAACGAGGACCAGTCAACGTCATAGGCGTTGCTGGTGTTGTACGACGGCTTGATGAGCGTAGCTACATGTGCAGCCATCTATCTATCCTCCTTAGCTCGCTTCGTCCGTGGCATCAGCGTACAGGACGCCCAGCGTGTTTGGCCGGACAACCTTCGCGCCGTAAACCAGAAGACCTTTCACGAGCGTTTTGAACCCACCGTCGAGTGCCGGCCGCGCGGTCTCGACTTTCACGATCTGAGTCGCGAGCGAGATCGAACCGCGATATCCGAACATGACGCATGCGTCGTCGGCGGCGGGAGTACCGTTAGTCACGTTGTTGGACTTGTAGATCGAGAACCCGTACATGGTCTCGCCGAGGTATCCGCGCGTGAGAATCCCGCTGTTGTTCGTGTTCTGCACGATGTCCGCAAGGACCATCTTCTGCGCGAGCCATGGCGGTACTATCATCCATCGGCCCTGCTCGGGCACGTTGTTCTCGTCGAGCTTCTGCTGCGCGACCGACAGGTACTTCAGTACGTTGGTCGAGGTGATGTCCACGCCGGTGATGGTGGACCCGGAGCGCGAGCCTCCAGCAACCAGCCCGGCCTCGGTGTACAGCGCAGCGATGTACTCGTCGATGTTGTTTGACAGAGCCCACGAAGCGTTTTTCATATACTCAGCCATGAGCTTCGGCTTGGTCTGTGCCTGATCGATGTCATCGATCCAGAACGCGAAGTACTTGCTCTGATTGATCTGCAAGAGCTTCTGCGCGTCGGACAGCGACTGCACGGTGAGTGCGCTGGTGGACGTTGCGTTGTACGTGTTGACGGTAACAGGGCCTGCTTCGTTGATTTTCACAACGTCGCCATAGCCGCTGATCTCGCCCTCGTAGTCGCGGTTGACAACGCCACCAAATACCAGCGCGTCGTTCATCCGCGAAAGAATCGTGCCGGCCCATACCTCAGGTATAAAGCTGGCAGGTCTGTTATAAGCCATATAGTTCCCCTCCCAGAGACGTGGCTATCCTTCTCCCTGAATTGGTATCTGCATGCCTGCCATCTGCTCGTAGAGCCTGTCGATGGCGGCGTCTTTCTCGGAACCAGGTGGCATC